GAGGGTGTAGCGGAAGCTGTTGAGCGGGCCACCGCTGGCGTTGGCGAGGTTGGCTACCAGGGTGCCGACGCGCGCCTCGGTGGTGCGCAGGATGTCCCCGAGAGTCACCAGGCTCTTGCCGGCGGCGACGTTGCCGCGGGAGGCGTTGACGGCCATCTCGCTGAAGCCGGTGCCGACCTGCCCGGACAGGGTGTGGATGCCCTCGAGGACAGGGCCCAGGCGCCCGGAAGCGGTGACGATCCCGGGAAGCGCGTCCTCGGCCAGGACGATCCCGGAGGCGGTGAGCGACTCGACGGCCCCCGCGGCGTTGACCATGCCCTTTTTGATCAAACCCGTTGAGCGGACGAACGAGTCGGCCACCATGTCCGAGGCGTTGATCAGGCGCGATTCGTAGACGCTGGAGAGCTGCTTGACGCCGGCCTGGACGATGTTGGCGGTGTCGACCCAGGACGCCTGGACCCGCTCAGCGCTGGCCGCACCCGCCACGCCGAGCCCGATGAACAGCGCCCCGGCTCCGGCCACGATGCCCGCGGCGGCGGCTGCGCCGGCGGTAGCCGCCGCGGGGAGCCCCTGGGAGAGCCCGAGAAACTTCAAGGCGGAGAACCGCGCCTCGGTGCGCTGCGCGACCCGCTGGGTGGCGCTGTCCATGTCCCGGCTGCCCCGGGTGAACCCGCGGGCCATCGCGCGGGCGGAAGCTTCCCCGGACGCCTCCGCGCCGCCGGTTCCCGCGATGCTCGGGCCGGACAGGTGCTGCCCCCCGAAGCCGCGGGCGTAAGCCTGGCCGGCCTGCTTGCCCTCCCGGGCGAAGGCGGCACGACTTGAGCGGACCACGCCGATCTGCTCGACCATGGCGCCGCGCAGGTTGACGCCGTTCGCGAACCCGCGGCCGTACCCCTCACCGGCCTGGTTACCCATCCGCTGGAGCTGATTGGTGCGCTTGCGCAGAGCCTCGACGTTGCGGGTCATCCCCTTGTCGAGGTCGACGCCCTTACCGAACCCGGCGGAGAAGGCCTTGCCGGCGTTCTCGCCCATGCGCGCGAACTCGGACCCCTTGGACTTGAGCCGGGCGGCGGCGCGGCCGATCTCGGAGTCGACGTCGATGTGGAAGTCGGCGTAGGCATCCGCGACCTTGAATCCGCTGCCCGGGTGCGTCATTGGCTCACCAACTCCCTGTAAATCTGGTCGTCATCCCACGTGATTTGGCTGGGGTCGATCTGGTAGCGCTGGGCGAACTGCTGCCGCTTCATGGCAGCGACGACCTCGGGCGGGGTGTCCCCGCCGCCGACGCTGGGGACGCCGGCGGCGGGAACGTGCGCGGGGGAGGCCGTCCCCGCGGTCTGTTTGGCGACGCCCAGCCTGACCTTGAGCGCCCCGTCGTAGGCCCCCAGGCGCAGCGCCTTGGACTGGAACACGGGGATGGTCAGGGTGTCCGGGTCGTCGACGCGGTGGAACACCGCCAGGTCGCTGGCGATGTCCTCCCAGTACTCGAGCACCCATGCCCACACCTTCGCTTTCGCCGTGTACGGACCGCCTACGAACCCGTCTGCGCCGGCGCGGCATCCGGCCAGACTTCCTCGTCGGGCGGCTCGCTGCCCGACTCGTCCGACGAAGCCGTCTCGCCGGCGGGTGCGGATTTTGGGTCGGCTCCCGGCACCTCCGTGGCCAACCCGATGAAGCGCCCGGTAACCACCGCCATCACCGTCGCGAAGTCGTCCTTGCTCACCCGCTCGGGCGGCAGGTTGATGAACGCGAAGTAGCCTTCATCGCCCACCGCCTCCCGCAGCGCCCAAAGGCCGGCCGAGTCGCTGCCCATGGTGTCAACCAGGTGCGCGTAACGCGCCATGAGCAGCGGTCGGATGGTCTTCGGGATGGTGTACGCCGTGCCGTCGATCGAGAACAGCTCTTCCCGTTCGGGCTGTTTCGCCGTGGGGTCCGACTTGGCGGTGAATTCGAGCATGGTGGCCTCCGTGCTTGGTTGGTTACTGACGGGTAGATCAGCGCTGGGTGTAGACGGCCATCGACGCCGTGGTGTCGGAGACGAAGTGCCCGGCCCAGTTCACGGCGAAGGTGGTCTTGCCGTCCTTGGTGAACGGCATGGCCATGTTGTCGACCGAGAGCACCTTGCGCATGACGACGATCATGCGCTTGCCGTCGAGGCGGCGGCCCTGGATGGCCAGGCCCAGGTACTTCTCCGGGTTCTCGAGGGTGTCGATGGTGGGTTCCCACCGGTCCCACGCGGCCGCTGTGCCCTTGCCGGTGGAGATGACGCCGCCGTTGTTGGCCTTGGAGAGGTTGTTCAGCGTGGCCGCCACCAGGTTGGTGCTCACCGAGGGGTGCCGCTCGGTGATCGTCGAGGCGATCCAGTCCGGGGCCTGGTCCACGGTGTGGTTGGCGTAGCTCTTCTCCAGCGCCGCCTGGGTGCCACCGTCGGTGAGGCCCATGTACGTCCAGGCCGAGAAGTCCGGGGCGGCGGCGGCGATGACGGTGAGCTCGATGGTGTCGTCCGGCAGGCCCTGCCCGAGTCCGCTCGGGTCGATGGTGTAGAGCTTGCCGGGGCCCACCATCAGCTCGCCGGCGACGATTCCCTGTGCCATGTCGTTACCTTTCCGTTATCCGACTGCGCCGGCCAGCGCGTCGCGTTCGATCCACCCGATGTGGACGTCGAGGGAGTAGTGCGCGTAGTGGTCGTCGGGGACCCGGGTCACGCCGCGCACGACAAACACCGAGGAGATCCACACTGGTATCACGCCGGGCGGCAGCTCGAGCTCCGGGACGCCAAGCCACGTCGTGGCCTCGGCGGCCTGCCGGATCCGCTCGGCTAAGTCGTTGGCCACGCCGTGGTTGGGTTTCTTGGTGCTTCCGCCGAAGGCGCCCCAGCAGTCGAACTGGACGATCGGGTGCTGGATCGGGACGTGGAGCTCGGCGTTGGCGATGAGCGGCAGGACGGTCACGAACCCGTCGATGGCGCCGTTCCAGTCGGCGCGCCGTGGCAGTTCGTTGGCGACGCGGTCGGCGGTGATGCCGTCGATGGTGGCGAGCCACGCCTTCGCGACAACGGTGGCGTTGGGCAACGCGAGGGCGCCGTCCGGCGAGACCGTAACGTGCCCGGACAGCGCGCCGCCGGCGAAGTCGACGGTGGCGAAGGTCTCGCGCGTCGCCACGGCGCTGCCGCCCAGCGCGCCGTAAGACTGCCCGATCACGGCCGGAATCTCCGGGACGGCCACGACCCCGCCGCCGAGCGCGCCGAAGTTCTGGCCGACAGTCAACACGACCTCGCGCGCCCCGGCCACGCCGCCCCCGAGAGCGCCGTAGGACTGCGTGACGGCGGCGGGGACCTCGCGGGTCGCGGTGATGCCGCCGCCGAGCCCTCCGTAGGCCTGGGCGATGGTGGCAGGCACGTCCGAACCGGCCGTGACATCGCCGCCGGCGTAGTTGTCGTAGCGGACGCCGCTGACGGATTCGGACCGGATCCCGAAGTTCTTGCCGGTGGTGACGCCCGTGTCGGTGACGCTGGCGCGCTCAGTGCCGTTGACGAACGCCTTGATCGTGCTGCCGACCGCCTGGACCTTCATCACGTCGCCGTTAGCGGCAGCCGCGGCGAATGTGGCGATCACCGAGAAGGAACCGCCGATGACCGAGAAGAGGTCCCACTGGGTGCCGTTGTTGCGCCAGAGATAGCCGTTGGCGATCGTCGCGTCCCCACGGCACCAGACGCCCTGACTGGCCACGGTGGTGCTGGTGATGGCTACCTGGGAGTAGTTGTCGTCGGTGGCCGCGGCGGTGGCGGCGCGGAGGATGATCGTGCCACCAGCGGCGCCGGGGGAGAGCTGGTTGGAGACGATCGACCAGTCACCGGACACCTCGACCCAGCCGGCTCCGAGGTTGCTGGAGTCGGCGCGGTTGAAATCGTCGGTGAAGGCCGTCACGGTCAGCTCGCGTTCGCCGCGGTGAGGGCGATGCCGCCAGAGGCGATGGTGACGTTGTCGCCGGCGGTGAGGGCGTTGGCGGTGACCAGCGCCGAGCCGGTGTAGGCGCCGCCGCTGGCCAGCGTCCAGAAAGAGACGTGGGTGTAGTCCTCGCTCGCGGGCACGTTCGTGACCGTGATCGAGGCGTTGGTGGCCTTGGTCGTGGTGGCGCCGGCGGTGGAAGCCGCAGCCCACTTGCCGCTGGTGTCGACGCGGGTGGTGTTGCTGGCCGGGTTCGCGGTGCCGGCCGCGCCCGGGTCACCGATGTGCCATTGCATGAACGGCGCGTCGGTGATCATGTCGTCGAGGTGCTTGCGGGCCCGGGCGGGGGCGTATCCGAGGGTCATGGTCCTCTCCTACAGGGCGCGTTGCTGGTAGGCGGCGGGGCGGAGGTAGGGCTGGGCGCGCATCTTCGAGGTGCCGAGTTCCTGGAACACGGCGCGGCCGTCGGGCAGGCCGGTGCCGGCCGAGATGCGCCAGATGCCGCGCCCGATCTCGGCGACGCTGATGGACAGCTTGAGGGCGCCGGTGTCGACGGGGGCGAGGGCCTCGGCGTCGATGCCGATGGCGAGCGGGATGGCGGAAGCGCGCTCCAGCACGTGTTCGGCGAGACGGGCCATGCCGTCGCGGTCGAGCTCCACGCGTGCCATCGCGCTCCCTGCCTTTCCGGCGTAGGAAACTTCGGGTCCGAGCGGACGCTTTCCGCGCCCGGGCGCTCGGATGTTCAGCTGACCCGGCGGAGGATGAGCAGCACGTCCGGCTGCTGCACCACGTTCACCGGTTCAGGCACTTCATCCACCGCGAAGTAGCGACCGGTGCGCTGGTCGAGCACCCGGTCCTGCGGCGTGATCTCGAAGGGAACCGCGCCCGGACGGAGCCGGAGGCGGTAACGGTGGACGACGTCGGATCGTCCGGCCGCGGGCTGGTTGACCCGGGACCCGGTCTGCCCGCTTTGCCCGTATTCGATGAGCAGCGCGGGCTTGTCCTTCGCGTCGGCCTGGTCCGCCGTCGGCGCGGTCGGTGGGACCGGGTTGTCCCAGACGTCACGGCCGTC